CGCCGCCTTTTTGAAAGCATCCTTCGCGGGGTAGTCCTTACTACCAGGACGCGCAGGTGCTTCTCCTCTCTTTCGTTTAGCATGGATATTGTCGTAGAGACCACGCTTTGCTTCACAGAGTTCTTTGAATTCTCTCTACTCTCTCATGATAACCGACGAGGGTTTACGAGATTATTTATATTAACCCATGTGTGCTACAGAAGTAGCATAGATGTCAGTAACTGTTGCCTCTGTCTCTAGAGTATCTGTAGGTTCTTTATCAATCATAATAGGACGATGTGGAGCAACATAAACACTACCAAGAGTGGTGCCACCAGCATTCTTGAGTATAACTAGGTGAGCGTTACCACCAGCATGGTTGTGCTGAAGAAGAACTTTAGTGCCGTTGTCAATATTCTTACCAGTAGTTGTGAGGACAGTTGCCTCACCTAATAGTTTTACTACGTTCATCGTTCTCTTGCTCTATATGCTTGAGCGTCTTTGTTCCACTGTGCCATTGAGGTGTATTCTTATTTATGAATTGTAGGTAATAGTCCAACCTTTACCTTGAAGGTTTGTCAGTGCTGTTTGAGCGGCAGCAGTCCAAGTGGAATATCCAGCATTTGTACCACCATTTATACCTAGGGTGATACCTGTTTGACCATTAGTATCTAATGAAACTAAAATATTTTCAATAGATTGTACTGTTAATGCACAATTTAACCAAGCATCTCTAAATGCAGTTGATGATAATGTTGCCGTAGTATCAAACACATTTGCTGGGAATGAAGTAAGTCCAGAACAACCATTCCAAGCATTCCTAAAATCAGTTCCACTCGAAACATCTAATTGTGGGAATGATGTAAGTCCAGAACAACCATACCAAGCATTGTAAAAATTAAATCCACTTGAAACATTCAACAGTGGGAATGAAGTAAGTCCAGTACAACCTCGCCAAGTTTGACCAAAATTAGTTCCACTTGAAGTATCTAATTGTGGGAATGATGTAAGTCCAGAACAATCACGCCAAGTATTACTAAAATCAGTTCCACTCGAAACATCTAATTGTGGGAATGATATAAGTCCAGAACAACCACGCCAAGTACTACTAAAATTAGTTCCACTTGAAGTATCTAATTGTGGGAATGAAGTAAGTCCAGAACAATCATTCCAAGATCTAGCAAAATTAGTTCCACTTGAAACATTCAACAGTGGGAATGATGTAAGTCCAGTACAACCTCTCCAAGAATAAATAAAATTAGTTCCACTAGAAACATTTAATTGTGGGAATGAAGTAAGTCCAGAGCAATTCTGCCAAGATCTATCAAAATTAATTACACCAGAAGTGTCGATATTACCACGAAAAGATGTCATATTGGAAGCACCTTCCCAAGCATCTGATAAGTTAGTTCCTAACTGACTTCCTCCTGCACCAGAAACTGACGCAATACTGGTGTCTGATACGGAATTATTAAAATATGGACGATAGGTAGATCCTTCTGCAGGAGTTACCTTAATAGTATATTCCCCAGCACTAGAATATGTGTGAGTGGGGTTGTTTGTAGTCAGTGACTCTGTAGTTCCGTCACCCCAATCAACTTCATAATCTACTAATCCTACTGAAAGTAGAGTAAATGAAGATGTATTTGAAGTTGTTAAATATTCAAGAAGTGCTAAAGAAGAAGACCCACCACTAGAAACAACAGCATACTTTTGATGATGCCATGCTTTATTAGTCAATCCCATCATGCCTAAAAAGGGATAACTCATAGTTCCTCCTCTAATTCTACATATCCAAGTTCTTTTGCTCTTGTTAAACCAGATGCCTCATCATCAAACTCTTCACAGTTTGGTTGTCCTGTCATCATCAAACAACCAGCAGGTAGATGATTGAAATGAACTACTTCTGGTCCGTGGCATACGAACCATTTATCTACATCAAACGGACCCATAATCAAGCACCTTCATAAACTACTGTAGTTGATGCGGTAATTGATCTTGCCCAAACATAGGCAGGTGAAGATACAAACGTTAGATCGGTTAGAGTTTTCTTCATCTCTCCTTCATAACGATCATACACAGTTCCGATGGCATCAGCTGGAGCACTATCAGCAGCGGTGTATTCCACCAGCATAGGAGTATCTCCAAGATTTTGAAATGTAATGCTAGTTACGTTATTGCCAATTTTAGTCCATTGATCGGCAGCAATGGTTGTTGTTGCTAATGCCATCTTCTCTGTGTTTTTTATTATTTATCGTTTGCCACCGCCCATCTGCTTCAGCATCTTCTGTAGCTCAGCAGTGCTACCGACAAACATAGCGTTGTTAGTGACCTTGGATGGACCTTTCTTTTCTTCGTCAAGATCCTTCATCTTCTTATGAAGATCCTGTAGTTTCTCAGTCATGTCTGCGACGTGCTTCATTGCCGCTACAGCGACTTCATATGCTCTTGGGTGCCCTGACTCCTGAGCGACCTCTAAAGCACCATTGACCGCCTCCTGACCCTTGTCTATGAGACTGTATAACTCACCCCTGGTATATTGGTAATCCTTCTCACGGTCGTCTCTATCGACCTCTGGTGGTTTTGGTTTAGAAGGCGTGCTTTCCTCAATAGGTTCAACTTCAATATTGAGGATTTCCTCCATGTTTTCTTCCATGCTCATAAGTAAGTAATTCCTTCATTAAATCCAAAGTCATCGCCAGCATCTAGAAGTGCATCATCATTTACATCAATGACGCCATCTGTATTGATATCTGTTTTTGCTTTGGGTGTATAAGTTCTTGTAATCGTTCTGCGATTAACAGAAAGATCTCCAAGCGTTTCATGAATAATTGCTTTCTTGATTACATCTGCAGTATTGTAAGGACCATATAGATATGACTTCATGGTGAAGTTTAAAGTATAAGCAATATATCTACGATTCAGAAAACTATCATCCCACTCATCTTCTCCACTAATATTATTAAGAATAATAGCAATATCTTTTTTCTCATTCATGTCTGGAATCATGTTGAGAGTCACTGAGAATGATGGTTGGAAGTATGGCAAAATTTGTTCCACAATTTGCAGTGCATCATCCTGAGATTTAGCAATAACTCCTAGTTCAAAACTTAGATTATAAGGAACAGGAACATACTGAACTCGGACTTCATCGCCATTACCATCAATGATCGTTTTATATTTTTGAATTGGTGATGTCTTACGAGTAGGATCGTAATCAATTCCTGTTAATTCAAAATAAATACGTGGTAATGTAATTGCTACTTTACTCGAACCAGCATTCTCCGCTAAACGAACAAGAAACTTTTGCTTAGGTCCATAATTGAGAGGAACCTTCTGTTCTTCTAACACTTCTCCTGAGGTAGGATCAGTGCTCTTCATTGTAATATTATTGAAGAGCGTACCAAACGCAATAATGTTTTTGCGAACAATTTGATTATAAAAATGTGATCCTAACATTAGAAGCTACCTGTCTGATTACCATATTCACCGAACGGATTACCTTCCGTCCAATCTATAATATTGTCAGCGTCATCTTCGATCTGTCTATTTTGATCGTAGGTGCTGTTCGTATTATTTAGAGTATCAAATGTCTCAGGACTCCACTTAGCACCTGAAGTTAGACCAGTAATTACTTCATCAGTAGTGAAGGTTCCTGTTCTGTTGATGACTTGGAGAGCTCTGGTTGTGCTATCCCAGGACTTGACTTCTGCTCTGTTGTCTTTAGGCGAATAGTCAATTGTGACAGTAGGGTTAGTAGTATAACCTGACCCACCGCTAGTGATAGTAATACCATTAACAATGCCTGTGCTACTAACCGTAGCGGTTGCTGTTGCTCCACTTCCTCCACCTCCTGTAATAGTGACTGATGGTGGAGTACCTTGCTTATAGTGCGATCCACCATCGGTAATAGTTATACTAGTAACAGCATCTCCTGTTAAGGTTGCTGTAGCCTTTGCTAAGAACTCATCTCCAACAACTTCCTCGCCTACCGTGAAGTCTCCTGTGCCACCAGGATCCATGAATAGTTTGATAGCAGGATCGAAGAGTTGTTCAATATCATCAATCTCAGCAACTCCTGTATCAAAGTTGTCCTGACCGACTTCATAGATTTCAGCAGTGATAGCATAGAATTGAATCTTACCAAACTGGAAGAATGGTTCTTCCTTGCCAACAAATTTAATTTCGTAAATATCTTTTGTTAGAGGGAAGTATAGTAAGTCCCCCTCATTTGGTCTGCTATCAATAGTGAGATTGGGATTATGCTCTGCTACTTCTTGATCCCAACGCCTGGTAGAGACACGGAATAAAATTTCATCTGTAATTCTTAAACCAAATTTACTGATGAACTCTGAATTATCACCAAATCCCATGACGTTTTGTAGAAGCATTTCAATTTGAAACTGCTCCTGATACTTGGAGAATCTAACTTCATCCAAAGTGCTGTCTTGTAGAACTACTCTAGGGATATAGTATATGTCTGGACCAAACAGTTTGATTTGCTCATCCACAAGATCCTGTACGAGATTTTGCTCGCCACTGTGACCTGCGTAGTAAGTTGGAAAGTAGGGACTGGTAGGCATCTTATCCGATCATATCCATTGGTGGAATTGCATACTTACTGAGAACTTCGCTTTCGATTTTCTCAATTTCTGCTAATGCGTCTGTGTAGATTTCTCTACCATTAAGAGTAACACCGCCAGGTAATTGGACGTTGTTATACTTGATTAGATTCATACCCCACTGCTTCTTCATGAGAGCAGTAGCATATTTCTTAACAAACATATCATTATACATTTCAGTCGCATCT